GACGAGCGCGAACCCGGCGGCGACACCGGCCACCGCGGCGTTCTGCCACATGCTCAGGGAGAACGGCTGGCTGACGACCAGGGCGCCGAGGAACGCCTGGAGGAACGTGGTGACCACGCGCTCGGCGAGGTCGAGGCCGTAAGCCGCGGCGGTCTTGCCGAGGCTGGACAGAGTGGGCAGGGACATGGTGGTCTCCCGGGTGGGTGTCAGTGGCGCGTGATAGGGGGTCAGGACGAGGCAGGGGGCTCGACGGGTGCGGGGTCGCCGTCCACGACCTCCACGTGCACGGTCGCGTTGGCGATGGCGTCCTGCACCGCGGCGACGATCGTGGCCACGTCCTTGCCGGTGCCGAGCTGCTGCGCGAGCGCGGTGATTGCCGCGCCCTGCGCCGCCTGCTGCCGGTAGATCGCCTGCACCCACCCGGACAGCGCCCAGTCCACCGAGTGGTCGTCCGGGGCGTGCATCCCGGCCGCGCCGGTCACCACCTGGCGGGCGATCCGCCGTACGTCGTCGTCGCTGAGCGGCATGTCGTCCTCCTGGACGGTCGGGGGTACGCCCGCCCACGCGCGCAGCGCGGTCGGGGTCATGTAGCAGATGGAGCGGTCGATGGGTGTCGAGGTGAACTGCCAGAACAGGCAGCGGACGCCGTGCGGGGCGGGTCGTGCGCGGCCCTGCGCCTGCGTGTAGCTCATGGCGCCGGCGGGGTAAGCCGGGTACCACAGGCCGTCGCTGTTGCGCGGGTAGTGGCCGCGGCGGATGTCCTCGCCGGACGTGTAGCAGCCGACGCGCTGGTGCGGGAACGCCGCGCGCACGCGGTCGATCCACACCTCCGCCCACGCCCGGATCTGCGCGTCGCTGCGCCCGGTGTAGTTGTGGTCGCCCTTCTCCAGATCCAGCCAGTGCACGAACGCGGGGTGCGCGTCCGCGTCCCGCTGGACGGCGCCGATGTAGTTGTCGGCCTCGGCGCGGGCGTCCTGGTTGGGCCATGCGTAGTGGTAGGCCTGCGGCAGCAGCGACGGCACGGAGAGCACGCCGTCCATGTGCATGCGGTAGTGGTCGTCGCGGGTGTGCTCGCCCTCGCTGGCCTTCACCTGCGCGAACGTCAGCCCCCCGCGGGCGAGCGCGGCCCAGTCCTGGCGGCCCTGGTAGCTGCTGACGTCGATACCGCGGCTGATCGCCGCCATGATGCCTCCCGGGCGCCAGGATCAGGGGACCTCGAAGACGGTCACCATGAGGCTGCTGTACTGGTTGATGGTCTGGTTGCTCATCGGCGTGGCCGCGACCTTGATCGTGTGGCTGCCGGCTGTGCCGAGGGTGCCCTGATAGGTCTGCGCGACCGTGGCCCGGTCCGTGCTGACCTCGGCGGCGAACACCGCGAACTGCGAGGCGTTGGTGCCGTCCACGACGACGCGGGCGGACGCCAGGCCCGTGGTGGCCCCGGTCAGGTCCACGTCCAGGACGACCACCGCCTGGTAGGTGGCGCCGTCCGCCGTGGTGTCGAACGTGATGCTCAGCCCGGGGACGTCCGCCCCCGACTGTGGGCCGACCAGCGTGCCGGATGCGGTGGCCTGGTACGGCACGGGCTGGGCGCGGTTGAGCCGCCCGGCGGTGACGATCTCGCCTGCCAGGAACGCCACGGGGTGCCTCCTACAGGGCTAGGGTCATGGGGTTGGCCAGGCGTACGTCTGTGCCCGCGTCCCAGCCGCGCACGATGCCGTTGACGGCTCGGGTGACGGTGAAGGTCTGCGGGCTGCTGCTGCCCGAGCAGGCGGTGGCGGTGACGATCTCGCCGCCCACGCGCAGGTCGAACGGGTACTGGTCGGCGGCCGTGGTCCACAGGGGGCCTGCGGTCACGGCCACGCTGATCGTGGTGTCGTTGGCGTCCGCGTCGGCGGCCAGTTCGGAGCCGTCGGTGTCGCACCTGCCGAGCACGTCGTCTTCCAACACGGCGACGGTCCAGGGCGAGCCGGGCGTGCAGTTGTAGGCGATCGTCCAGTCGAACACGCCGATGATCTCGGTGTAGCCCTGGACCATGGCGCGGATGTCGCCGGGGGGCAGCCACACGGGGGGGTTGCTGATGGTGATCAGGTCGCCGAGGTCCACCGCGCACGCGTCCCCGCGCAGCCACGGGCCGGCCGCCAGGTTGACGGTGACCTGCGGGTAGCGGGGCTCGTCCGTCGTGCCGAGGTGCAGCAGCCATCCGGCGAGGTCCGGCAGTTGCGTGTCCGACTGGACGTTGGCGGTCTGGCTGGTGGTGTAGCGGCCGACGCCGAGCGGTGGCGCCTGCACGGACAGGGCGCCGGCGTCGAGCACGGCCCGGGCGCTGCTGCCGGAGGGGCGGCTGACGGTGATGTCGTTGCGGGTCTGGGTGTCGTCCTCGGTGGGCTCCAGCGGCGGCGCGACCTCGCCCCGGGCCGTGTAGTCGAGGGCGAGCGCGGGCGTCTGGTTGTAGAGGGTGACGCGGGGCCGGTAGGCCAGCGCGATGCTGTCGCGCGCCTCGTACAGCACGCCCACGTCCGCGTCGGCGGCCTCCTCCAGCAGGTCCAGGACTGCGCCGGGCCGTTGCGGGCCCATGCCCGCCGTGCCCGCCAGCCCGTACGGGAACGCCAGCGGGATGCTCTCCTCGGAGCAGAGGCGCGTGACGCGGCCAGTAGCGGTCTCCCCATCGAAACCGCTGTCGGCGTTGTCGTAGATCGTTGTGCCGAACGTGAGGTTCGTGCCGTCCCACGTGGCGTGCACGTCGAACACGGCCAGGTGTCCGACCGCGAGGCCGGCGAGCGCCGGCGACCAGGGTCCGACGACCGATGGGACACGGCCGAGCCCAGATGTGCACGTCGTCATTGCGGCCCACCACGTGCTGTCCGCGATGCTCGGCCACGCGGCGATGACCCGGCAGGTGCCGCCACCGTCATCGGCCACGGTGACGATCAGCCGGTTCCACTGCCCCGCGAAGTCCGCGATGGCCTTCGCGGTGGTGAAGTCGAAGTGGGCCAGGCTCGCACCGCTGCTGTCGAACGCCTCGATGCGGATTGCGGATGTGGAGGCGGACACGACCGCCTCGTGGATCGCCGCGCCGGTGACCCGCACCCGCAGGATCGCCGTCAGGGACGCGGGGAGCGTCGGCAGCTTGTAGACGCACTCCACGTGCCACCCGGTGGCCGTGGTGGCGGCTACGGTCGCCGTCATCAGCGCCCCGTCGCTGCCGACGACAGGCAGGGCGGAGGACCCGCCTAGGCTGCTGTCGCTCGCCCACGAGAGCCCTGTCGCGGCGGCGGGCGTTCCGCCCGGGAGCCCGGACGCGGCCTGCGTGGAGTTCTGCCCGTCCTCCAACGGCCAGTACCCGAGCAGGTGGTCAGCGCTTGGGATACGGCGGCGGAGGGTGGAGTCCAGGGGACTGGCACCCTGCCCCAAGCGGCGCATGATGCCGCCCGCCTGCACGGGCACGTACACGTCCCCGCCGCTGGCGTCCCACCGCGTTGGCCACGCGCTGATCTCTCCGAGGAACCGCACGTGCCGGTTGCTCAGCGCCCCTGCGCCCACCGTCCAGGCGAGCCCGGCGTCATCCGTGAACGCGGTGGCCCCCACGCTCTGCGCGGTGAAATCGGCGGCGGCAACGAGGGTGCCGTCGATGCCGTCGCGCACCTGCACGGCGTGCACCTGTCCCACCAGCGGCGTGCGACCCCTACCGGGGAGGTCGGGCGCCACCGTCAGGGGGGTGTCCCCGGTGGGTAGCACGGTGATGCTGGCGACAACCCCGACGTTCCCGATCTGGGTCCACGTGCCGTCGATGCTGTCTGACCAGTACCACGTGATCGCGGTCTCACTGGACCCGTCATCGACGTCCAGGACGACGCGGACAGCGGCCCGTGCGGGCATGTCGTCGGGGACGGTGCGTTCGCTGAACCAGAACCCCTCCGCCGTCATGTCGTACCACCGGAACTGAATGGCGCCCTTGTTGAGCCACAGCAGCCAGTAGCTGCTGGGGTCGTCGTCGGCGTAGCGGCCGATGATGGTCTGTTGCCCGTCGGGCGTACGCCAGTTCGTGGTGACCTCAGCGCGGACATCGAGGTCACCGGCAATCTGGAGGGCGTCCGTCGCCGCCGCCGACGCGATATGGTCGGCGGTGCCGTCGAGGTCGAGCCACGGGTCACCGCCGACCGCGCTGACCCGGATCGGGGTGTTGCGCCCGATCAGCCCGTACAGCGGCGACAACGGGTTGCGCGGCGAGAAATAGCCCTGCTTGTTGTTCAGGGTCAGGGTGCAGGACCCGGGGTCCACACGAGACCCCTGATCCTGCCGCCCCCGCGTGATGCTGATGCGGTCCCGCAGGTACACGCGGTCGGTGATGTCCGTCCACGTACCATCCAGGTCCAGTTCGACCATGGCGCCAGTTGCCGGCATCGGTCACCCCCTACCCGAACGTGCGCTGCACGCTGTTCGGACCGCCGCCGCTGGTCTTCGAGACCATGCGGCGGATGAGTCGCTTCATGTCCTCGTCCGCGCCGGACACGTCGAACTTCACGACGACCTGCTGCGGCCCGGCGGCGTACGCCGCGCCGCCCGAGCCCGAGCCGCCGGACACGGCCAGCGATCCGAGGCCGCCCCCGAGCGGGGCTGCGAGGCCCCCACTGATGGAGGCGAGCTTCCGTGCCAGCGGAGCCTCGCCATCTGTGATGCCGTCCACCAGGCCGCCCATGATCAGCCGACCAGCGGGCCGCAGCAGGATCGCGTCCTTGCCGGGCGGCCCCTTGTGGAGCGGGATGAGGCTCGTGACGTGGGACAGGGTGCTCGTCAGGGAGCCGATCTTCGACGTAATGCCGCTGATCAGGCCCGACATGAGCGCCTTGCCCGCGTGAACGAGTACGCCGGACAGGTCGCCAAGGGCGTCGACCGCGCGCCCCGGGAGGTCGCCGATCCACGACAGGACGGCCTTCAGGCCAACGCGGGTTGCGTTGATCATGCGGTTCGTGGCGCTGACCATGACGTTGCCGAGCCGCACGGCGATGTTCCCGAGCGCGGCGATGGCCTTGCCCGGCAGCCCGGCAAACCAGCCGACGATGCTGCGCACCATGTCCGGGATCACGCTGTGCCCGACCAGGTGATCCGACAGCCACTCGAACAGCTTCGCGATACCCGTCGTCAGCCACTTCACCGCGTCGATCGCGGGCTGGAACGCCTTCTGCAACCCGTGCATGAAGTCGATCAGCCCGGTCAGGACCGGCACGACCACGCCGGTGATCACGTCCGTGGACAGGATCAGGAGCATGGTCGCCAGGTCCG